CTTATAAAAAAATAAACGAAACCTCTACATCACAAACAAGAAATACACTTCAAGAAGCAGTTGCTTATGCTCTTATTCTTGAAGCAAGAGAAGACCTAAATGTAAAAGTTATGTCTATTGAAAAGGTATTACAATGATCATTCCAGTGTTCATATACAAAAGGTTAATCGGATTTAAACCGATTATGTATACACCATTCTGGTGGTGGTTGAGATTGATGATGCACCAAGGATTTAGATTTGATGACTATCACATCTGGGGATCATTCTGGTCTTCACTGAATGGTGGGTGGGATGATATGAATTATAAATGGGTATTTGAAACATATTGGGGAAAAGGTTCCTATCCACCAGAAAAGATTATCCTATCCAAAGAAAACTTTGATGCACTGGTAGAGAAACTCAACGAACCACCACAATATAACGAAAAGATTGCAAGATTATTGCAACGTAAAGCACCGTGGGATAAAGATGACTGAAATGAATGCAATTCTAATCAATTCATTGTTAATTTTCTGTCTGGAAGGTCATTATATCTGCGAAAGATCACAACCTCCAAAACTGAAGTTTTACGAATCGGGTAAATCGTGTTATATTGAAGGTCAATTCTATTCATCGTGTCCGCCACAAAAATATGATTAAAGTAGAAGACAAAGGAGATGGATCATTTGATATTTCGTGGGATGAAAACGATCCAATTGAATCAAAATTAAATACCTGGAGCGAACAGGACTTTGTTGATGCCATTATGAGTGTATGCAATAAAAAAATTAAAGACGAATTGGAAGAAATTGCAAAAATACTTGGTGGTACATTGAGTCATTATGTTTGTAGCGACAAGAACAACGAACATCAGAAATATGTGATAGAATATGACCATCACCGAAAAGGATAAGATCTTTAAGAACGTATGGTGTTGTGCTTATCAACGCCGATATCTTCATAAAGGAACTCCAAGAGAATTCAGAGAACACGAAACTATTCTGATGTGTCTTGGTATTGCAAAATGGACATTTTACGATTCAGAACGACATAAACATCTAAAATGAAATTCTCAAACCGAATCTTGGCAACAAATAAAGAATCCACCAAACTGAATTGGTGGGAGTATTGGATTGGACATTGTTGGATGACAGGATGGCAAAGTATTCGTGGAGCATTCCAAATCTGGAGTGATCTGATGACGAATAACTTTAAAGATTACACTCTTCTTCATGATGATGATCCATTTACTGAATGTTATGAATGGTTCTGGGTTTCTCTTGGAGAAGATAACGTTTATCCTAAGGAGTTTCTGGAATATTTAATGAAACTTGCCGATGATGTACAAACTGGTAAAGAGAAGGTCTATCCACTGGATGAGGACTTTTTTGAACGATTAAAAGAACTTACTGATGGTGTTGATGTAAATTTATTTGGAGAAGACGATGAAGAATAAACCAACAAAAGAAGAACTGCAGATTATGTGGGCTGTTTCAACATCGTCTGCAATTGAAACAAGGCAAAAACCATATGAGATCTTTGCTAATTTAATCTACAGTCATCTTGTGGAAGATGATAAGTTTCCTAAATTGTATTATCCCACAAACGAATGTGGTAGAGTTACCAGAAAGGAGAAATAACCAATGGGTATGTTCGATTACTTCAGATCGTCTTATGATTTGGGCGAGCAATTTACAAATAAAATCTGCCAAACCAAAGACATTGAGGATTGCATTGGTGGAACAATGACTCTCTATTGGTTAGATCCTTCTGGTCAATTGTGGTATCCTGATTACAGGGGAACGAACACATTTGAAATCATTGAAAAGGATGATCCAAGATACAATCCTAAAACACTGTTTTTGAATTACGAATGGATTCCAACTGGAGAACACGGTAAGTTATCGCCAATGATTTACTTTACGAGGTATATTGAAGTATATCCCGAAAATTGGAAAGGTGAATGGGAACAATGGCCAAGACTGCGACTTCATTTTAAGAATGGTCAGTTACAAGACTTTGCAGATGTAACACACGAAATAGAAGAAAAGTATTCGTGGAGGGTCAGTCCAGAAACTGTCACACCAGAGGAACCATAGGACACTTCGACACGTTACACTATGTGAGTAAAGCAAAGTGTTCTTATGAACAGCAACTCAACTTGGTTTCAAATATCCGTTTGTTTTGGTATTGGTGTAGTATTTCTCTTTGTTGCTGCTTTTCTTCTTTCAATTACCAATCCAAAAATTGAGGCAATGTGTGCAGCAAAAGGAGGTCAAGTCCTCACTCGCCCTGGTGAAATTAGTTCCTGTATCTATCCTGCCAAATGATGAAAGAGCAATTGATTCGGAGTATTGAACAACAACTTGAGAATTTGATTCTATTGGATGATGATCTTGCCTGGGAGTATGAATGTGCATTGTATTATGATTGTAATGAAGATGAAGAACCACAACCTATTGTAGAGTTATTCACTTCTGAACTTCTCAAAGAACTTGAAGATCTTATTGATCAACTCGACAATGACTGACACTATTCTTTCTAAAATGAATAACCACGGATTCTATACAACAGAAGAACTCAAAGAACTTGCTGATTCTGATTTATCTTTTGAGATAGCAGATGCCGCATTGATTAAAACAAAAGAGGCGGATGAATATTTAAATGAATTGATTCAAGAACTTAAACGTAGAGAAGATCAAGAGTTCTGTAATTGATACATTGTTTTCCTAAGACCGTATCGATTAATGAATTCTTCTAAACTCTCATTTAACATACCGTGAAAGAATTCAAAGTCAGTAGGAACAGGAATACCTTTAATGGTAGCAGAGTAATGAACAAGTTTAATATAGTCACTCATCTCTTCAGATAGGTTTAATTGATTCTTAGTTAAACCTTCTCTTTTCTTTCTTATCCAACGTAAGTTCTCGATTGCATTATTCTCTATATTACCGTCTATATGTTCTATACCCCAAGAACTATCAGGATTTGGAATGAATGCAAGAGCAACTAAACGATGTAAGTAGAAACTACTTCTCTTTCCTTTACCGTTAGTTAGTTGTGCAAGTAGGTAGGTTCTCTTTCCTCTTTTAGTCTTATAGGTTTTAATTTTCTTACAGATCTTATACTTGATCGAATAAAGATCACCACGTATATCAATGTAGTAACCAGTATATTCATCCATTCCTGGTAGTTCTGAGAGTTCTTTGCTGGTGACTGGACTGCAATTCATTGTGTAATTGTTTTGTGTTTCTAACAGTATTTAAGGGTGTCTGTAAGGTATTATAAATAATGGGTTTATTTCGTAATAATTAGGTTAAGAGAATATAATGATAGTGTTATGATTAAATATAGTGATGATTCTTATGTAATACCTTCTGGTTCTTATGTAAATGAGTCAGATCCTTTTTGATTCTTGTGTAAATGCTCTGGATCCTTTTTGATTCTTGTGTAAATGAGTCAGATCCTTGTGATCTTAGACTGCACCCTACCACACGAGCGTCTTTTTGTCAAGGGGCGGGCGAAATTTTTCCATAAGGACCCGAAATATTTCCCATAAGGACCACTGATCTCTGAGACCCTCCGAGGCACTTGACAGATCCCCCATAAGGTCTTATAGTATATCTGTTGGTGATTGGGGGAGGATTTCGAGGGCAGCAACGAACGCCTTCGAGATCCTCTTTTTTCTTCGAGATTGCCTTCGAGATTGCCTTCGAGATCTTATGCGAGATTCTCTTCGAGATTCACATCGAGATCTTATGCTCACAATATCGACTAGATTCTCAGTTTAAACTAGATTTACATCATCATATCACAATACTATTATATCATTCTACTAGATCATAAGACCTTCGAGATATTACGAGATCAACATAATTCATCATCAAACTAGATTAACCCATATAGATATGAAAGTTGTTCGAGATGTGACACTTCGAGATTTGTCACATCATCATTTGACATTTCATCGAGATCATACTATCATTTCTATAGTTTCATCACGAGGTTCTTATGGCAACTAGTTCTTATCTTGCTGGTCAAAAGCAAAGGTATCGTGTTACACTAGAACTGGAAGTTCTAGAAGACTTTGATCCACATCAAATCGATTGGAATAAGGTCCTAGATCTTCAAGGCAATGAGAAGGCATCTGCTTATGTGGAGGATCTCTCTCGCCCTGATCGTTGGTGAAATTATCTCTCTAAGGTCTCTGAGTCCCCTCAGTCTATCATAGAGTGGGGGGATTCTTAGTATCTTATGCCAGTTGGAGAACTGTCACATAAGGTCTTGTAGGATCGCCACAGAACCCTTATGTTGGGCAAGTCCAATCAACGACACCTCAAATGGTTTTCTACACTTCCACTGGATACGGTTGTATCTTCACTCTCGATGAAAATGAGAAGGAATTGTATTATGCACCGATCTACGATGATTCTACAGTGAATCTCTCGGAATTCGCCCCAGTTGATATGAACGAAATGGATATGGATGATATGGAAATGTATGATATCCGTAATCTACTGATTGAAATGTGCCAGGTATAGAACTGGCACACTGATGCCCCAGGGTCACTGATCTTGAGGTATATTAATTGAGTCACCGCAGTTTCCTGATGACAACCACCTTCGCTGAATATTCTGCTCAGGCAGAAGCACGTAAAGACATTGCTGCAGCAGTGCTCGGGCATACTTATGCTCTGTGTGAAGCATTGCGGCAGAACTTCATTGCTTACAGCATCAAGTCTCACAAGCATAGTGTGGAGCGTGGTGATAATGCTCACTACCATATTGCTTGTATTCAAGACCTTCGCAATGGTAATTGTGGTTATGAGTTCTATCCCGAAACGGGTCGTAAGTATCACAAAATCATTATGGTTGCGAATGGTTCTCGCTCTGTCCACGCTTTTGTAGATAAGCAGACTGGTGAAGTGTATAAGTCTGCATCCTGGAAAGCACCCGCCAAAGGTGTTCGCTACGATCTGCGACTGATTAAAGATCGTGAGTGGCTCCTAGCACACGCAGACTGGTCAGGATCCTACCTGTATGCCAGATAAGGAACTGGCACAAGACCCATAGACTTCACCCCTCCGATGTCCTATCTTATAGGAGTCGGAGGGAATTCCACCGACACTCCATCGCCTTTCTTTCCATGGCAATCACCTTGACTTCCAACTACAAAGAAGTTCTGGATTCTCAGACTGTGGCATTCATTGAAGAGCGCCTTGAGGATAACTACGCTCTCGATGATATGCTGGAATTCATCGATGCTCACAACGAAGATGATTTCTGCAACTTTTATGAGGAGTATGTTCGTTGTGGTGAAGCAATCGGTTACGATGCTGTTGATGCACTGATTGAAGAAATGGGTGATATGTCCTACGTTGATTGTTGTGATGAACGTTATCGTGGTTCTTATCGTTCTGAGGCAGACTTTGCTGAAGAATACTACAGCGAACTCTATGAAGTTCCCTGTGCTCTGGTGATCGATTGGCAGGCAACGTGGGATACTTCGCTGCGTTACGATTTCACCAATTGCGATGGTCACATCTTCAGTGATTATTGATCTAGTCTAAACCCTCACCAGACCCTGCTAGAATCGCCTCTAGCAGGGTTTTTTAGTGTTTTAGGTGTGATACACTAGATCACTAGATTTTACTTCGAGATCATCAATACTAGATCTCAATCAACTAGATTCATCATACTAGATCATTATTCGAGATTCATCATATTATCATATAATACTAGTGTTATACTCTACTAGACTCATCAATACTAGATTGTTACTAGATGTAACATACACTTGACACACCCTTCGAGATATGTGTATAATACCTTTGTTGGGTTTCTAGATTCATATATCTTATAGTTACTCTAGATACATGGATCGTGCATACTATAACGTAACATTCAACGATACACAGTTGGATTACATATACGAGATTGTGTATCATCAATGGAGAGAGACAGAATACGATGATGATCGTAAGGTTCTAGCATCCATTCTAAACACAATAGATCTCACAGATCCACTCCTAGAGGACAGTTTGGAAACTGGCACATATCACGAGCACAACGTGTGATATGTGTGTATATTAGCAATGTTCGATTCAATTCTAATGCTCAACGAACAACAGTTTTATAAACTCTGGGAGAAGTTCGCAGAGTATAACATTGCAGGATTTCTTCCTGATGACATTGAAGAATTCTGTGCAGAGCACGAAATCACTGTAGATTACTACATTGAGGAGTTTGTATAACTCACTCTTGTGCCACCTGGAGAACTGTCACAAGACCCCTTGCAGTTCTCCTGGTTTCCTGTTATCTTATGTGTGTGGTTGAGGCATTCTCTACACTTTCCCTCCCACACCATTTATTATGAAAACCGCCAACACTTTCTACTGGACATTCATTAACACTCTGGTTATGAATGTTGCAACAATTGCCGCAATCGTTGTGGGTTTGTGTCAGTTTCTGATTCGCTCCTACAATGAGAACAATGGCAACGAAAAAGTCCGCAAAGTGATTCAAACTGTTCTTCAGTTTGTTGATACTTTGATTCAACATAGCAAAGTATTCTTTGCTGATCCTGTGACTGTGCCAGTTCAGCAACAGTCCCCCAAACGTACCAAGGTCGCCTAAGGGGTGCCATACTACGTTTGTTCCACACCAGAACACTCCAATGACTCAAACTACTCTGACCTTTGAGGAACTTGATGCCATTCTGGCATTGATTGAGTTTCACGATGATTGGATCGAATGTAGTGAAATCGTAGGGTGCGACATTCCCGCACTCTATGAGAAACTCTCTGAAATGAGGGATGAAGTCTGATGCAATTTCAAGTTACTGCAATCGAGTTTGATTTTGATGATGAGGATCTGCATCCTGAGGAGAAATCTGACATCATCGAGGATACAGTAGGACACATCTGGGAGGCAGATGATGAAGATGATCTTGTAGAAGAGATCACAACTGCCTACGGTTGGTGCATCAAGTCCATTGATTATCGTCACGTTCTGAAATGACACCTAACGCACCCTACGGTTGCCAGACCTATAAGGATCTGCTGCTCATGTTACAGTCTATGACAGTAGAGCAACTCGACTGCACTCCTACGGTGTATGATCCTGATGCGGATGAGTATTATCCCATCACAACACTTCTCACCGCATCTGACACCAATGACGTGTTAGACTCTGATCACCCTTACCTTTCCTTCTGATGAACCGCACTGAACTTCAAGATCAACTGATTCAGCAGATGCTGGATGACATGGATCTTAAGACAATGACCTGCCTCTGTTATGATTATCTGGATGAGGGTTATGCAAAGTATTCTGATGAAGAATTGATCACTGAGTGTAAAGAATACTATCCCGAACTGCTGGAGGATGTGACAGACTGACAAGTGGCACAAGGGGGATTGCGGTCCCCCTTTTTTGATGCCATACTACGTTTGTTCAACACCAGAACACTCCAATGAAAGACATCCGCATCTTTGTTGAAACTTACGACGGTTGTATCACGATCTGGTATGAGCGTTCCAAACTGAAGAACGCCTGCGACACGATCCACAACCGCGTCTTAAATCAACTTGCTGGATTGAACCTGAAGCGTGTGGAGGTGTCAGTTATCTAAGTGGCACAAGGGGGGTTGCTCCCCCCTCTCCCTCTCGCTAAATTGTGATTGTTCAAAGGAACCCCAAACCATGAACCACTTCACCGACGACATCCAAATCGAAGAGGCAATCTCCTTCGGATTCTATGATGATGAAGAAACGCAACGGGAGATTGAATCATTCTATGATGAGGAGTATGATGATCTTGCCGCTGGCATCCCTCTGGATTCAACCCACGACTTTTGATGTCATTCTCTGAACTCTTTGATTCAGGTGTTATAGTGTGGGAGGGAGACCTCCCCACCTTTCCCGAATACTTTCCCACTGATGATTCCGATGATTGAACTGCTCGCCTTTGCTATGATTGTGGGACAGACTGAAATCGGTCCTGGCATCATTCAAACCGAATACCTGCACAACTCCCAGGAAATCGTTACAGTCATCGAAGATCGGGACTGATACAATGGGAACGGCAGCGCCCATAAAGACTCCGCCCAACCTTGCAATGAAACAATGCCTACAAAAGTTCTGGTTTCGATGCTTCGCCAGGGAGAAACTGGTGATGAGATCCTTTCGATTCTTGATGCGATCACTTCTGATTCTATGGATTGCTCTCCTATGAATGATCCTACATTGGATGAGATTGAGTTTTGATTGAGGGGGCACACTGCCCCCTTTTTTTGTGCCTGTCTAGCGACCTTGTGCCAGTTCGGTAAGTGTCCATTGCCTATTGCACTTGCCCCTGGCATCTGTCATTCTATGTTCATCGGGGGGGAGACAACCCCACCCGATCCCAAACCACCAACACCGACATTCCAATGTCCGCCAACACCAGCATCGCCTCTCTGACCGCTGCTCTGGAGACGATCACTGATTCGATCGCTACCCTGAAAGTTGCGGTAGAAGAGATGCAAAAGCAGCAGCAAGTTCCCGTTGCTGCAGTAGATGAACTGGCACCATTTCACGCCTGGTTGCAAGTGGAACTCACCCCCTACTTCGGTGCAAAGGACGCTAAACTGATCAGCAACGAACTTAACCTTTCCCGCCAGAAAGGAGACTTCCGTTTCTTCTGCCCCACTTATCCTAAAGTAACTGGTGGGGATCTTCAAAAGACCGAACTCCTCCGCACTGTAAGTGCAGTCTATCGGTACAAGTTCGGCGGATTCAAAAGGTCTGAAAAGTACGCTCTGCGTTCTGAAATCAAGCGTTCATCTGGGTGTCCTCTGTGTGGTGCCCTTTCGCAAATCCTGCTCGATCGCCTGATTGCTGAAGGTCTCTGGAAGTGATAGGATCGGGGGGCATTATCGCCCCCCTTTTTTTGTGCTCACTCGGGATTGTGCCAGTTGGGCAAGTGACCACTACCGCTTGACTCCACCCCCAATCCGTTGTATCTTATGAATGTGAGAGGGAAATGCCTCTCCTTCAAACCCTGATTAATCGCTGATTCTAAATTATGTCTAACGCAACCGTGATCGCCCGCAACTTCACTTCCGAACAGTCCAGCGCCATCGCTGCCCTGGAAATCGACGGTAGCACTGTGCAAGTGGCGTTCCAGTCCAATCCTGACCGCACCTACTCCTTCACCGCTTCGCCCGCCTTCCTGAGCGATCTGGTGGAAGTGGTGACCGATGAGGATCTGAAGGGTCGCTCTATGGGCACCTTCATCTCTGAGGGTCGCCGTAGTGGTGATCTGCAGGAAGTGGCAGTGTGATTCTACAGGGGGGCAACCGCCCCCCCTTTTCGTGCTAAACTGATTTTGCTCCCTTGCCCTGATTGAATGAAACGGATTGAGAACTTCCTGCAGTTCGTGCTCCTTGGCGTGTTTGTTGGTATCATCTTAGATCACGTTCCGCCTGTGACACCTCAGCAAGTGTCCCCCTCAGTCCAGCAAGTGAGCATCTGACCCCTTATACTGATCTCAGTTCAAAGGAACTCCAATGAAAGTCCAACCCATCGGCAGCAACAAGACCGAAGTGGAACTGGCAGATGGCACCTGTGTGCTCTTCTCCTACAGCACTCCCGTTGCTGCTCTGGTCCCTGGCAAAGGGTGGATCCGCACCACTACAAAATGGAGCGTGACCACCAGCAAGCACATTAACGCCTGGCTGGCACAAAACTGTGGCGGTGAGGTTCAGGATGTGCCACAATGGGATCTGGATCAACTGGTGGCATTCTGAGGGGTGCCACCCCCTATAATGATTCTGTCGCCTGACCCCACAATGCTCGGTTTCACGATTCGCTATCAGTCTCCCTACAATGCCTGCGAGTGGAGAACGCAAACCTTCCCCACCCTGGTGGAGGCAGAGCGTATGGTAGAATTCTATCGTTCCTGTGGTTCCCCTGCTGAACTGGTCAAATGATCATCCGCACTCCCCGCTTCATTGAACCGATCTTCTACGCTGCAATCAACCCTCGCGCCCGTGTTCGGGATGAGGCAGCAGCAGTCTCCATCGGCAACCGCTACGTCGGTATCTACCGCACCCCTAACGGGTTTGAGGTTGCCTGGGGGATTCTGAACAGTCAGGGTGCGCTCTGACAAGTGGCACAACGGAGGGATCAACCCCCTCCCTTTTGCCCCTATAATGATCTCAGTTCGGAACTCAACCGATGACCATCCCCACCCCTCTCCAGACCATCCTCTCCCCCTCCCGCTACCCGTTCGCGGTGGCAGCAGTGAAGGATGGTAAGATCACCAGCACTTGCGCCTATCCCTCCACCCTGGAGGAGTGCTACTATCAAGTCCAGAGTTGGCGCTGCAGCATGGGATCCGCCGCCTACATCATGGCAGAGCAGCGGGAGATCAACGGCAAATCCTACTGGGTGGCAGTCTGATCTCTGGCACACGGGGGGTCACACCTGACCCCTCTCACCCCTTATACTGATCTCAGTTCAAACAAAGCAAATGCAACGACTCGACGTGATCTGCCCCTCCGCTCCCTGGGAGAACATCACCATTGATGAGGATCGTGCCTGGGATCTCTGCCTCTCCCTCTCTGAAGAATACGGGTACGCTCAGGTTCGCCAGAATGGCATCATCATCGGCGAATACACTGATGGGGGAGTCTGAGGGGTTCCCCCCCCGTGCTACAATTCTCTCAACCACAACGGATTCACCGATGAACACCGAAACCCGTGAGATGACCGCCCTCCTTGTGGGGGGCACCGCCGCTATCCTACTGCTGCCTGCCTGCTTCATCTCTCCTGCTTTGGTATTGGGCACTGCCGCTGTTACAGCAGTCTCCCTGCCCTTCTGGCCCTCCAATCGCTGAAGATCCTATGGCAACCCTAACCCGCAATCCTACCATGCTCAAGGCCGCAGCGGGAATCGCTCTGCTCCTGATGCTCTGGCAACCGATGGAACCTGCCAGGTATGTGACAGCGAAGATCCTGCACACTGTGGGGAACATGCTCCACCCTGAGACCTTAGACTGACCTCAGTTCAAACCAAACCGATGCCCGATCTCAACACCGCAACCTGGATCATGATCGCTGGACAGCGTGTGACCTTTGACCGCCACCCCAGCCAGGGATGGGTCGCCACAGGATGGGAGCAGGGATTGCCCGTTGCCCGTCGCCCTGTCGCTGAGGCATACCTGCAACAGGTTCTCTCCCGCTTCACCCCTGAACAGATCACCTGGACAGTCTGAACAGTGGCACAAGAGGGGTCGCGCCTGATCCCTCTCAACCCTTATACTGATCTCAGTTCAACGGAACTCCAATGACCTTCGCAGTCCAACCCATCTCCTGGGGTGCTTTTGATCCTCACGGTTGTGAGTGGGCAACCGACATGCGCCACGCCTACCTGCATGGTAAGATCTGGGGGGAACCCTGCATGATCTGGATGGTGCCCGCCAGCGGTAAGGCAATTGCCTGGTGCCGCTGTGATGAGAACACCAACGCCATCGCTGATCTGGTGTTCGGTCGCTGAACCGACCATTGGGGGGGCACAACCGCCCCCTCTGCCCCTATACTGATCAAGTCACCAACCGACACCGACCGATGACCGCCACCACCCCCGACACCTTCAACGGATGGGCAAACTGGGAGACCTGGAACGTCGCCCTCTGGATTCAGAACGACGAGGGACTCTATGATGCCGCCCGCCACGCTGCCAACTATCAGGATCTGGTCGCCCTGCTCCGCGACTGTGGCAGCAAGGAGACCCCCGACGGTGCCCGCTGGGATGACCCTGCCATTGACGGTCTGGAGATCAACGCCATGATGGACGATCTCTGAACTGGCGCAAGGGGGGTTCCACCGCCCCCTTCTCCGCCTATACTGAGCAAGTCACCAAACGACACCGACCAATGTTCGCATCTCTCCTCCGCTCTGCCATCCGCTCCGCTCTGATTCAGAACGGACCGATGACCTGCAGCAACTTAGTGCATCATCTGGGGATGGATCCCCGCCGCCACAAGGGCACCATTCACGCCCTTATGGTTGATCTGGAAACCGCTGGTGTGCTGGATGCCACCCGCTCCGCCAACGGCAAGCGTGATGAGTGGTTCATCGTTTCAACTGCGATCCGTAAGCGTGATCGACTGGTCGCCGCGCTGCTGCCCGTCTGATCTGCTATGATACGGGGGAGGAATCAACCCCTCCCCTTCTCACCCCATCGCAATCCTACCGATGAACGCCACTTTCGCTGAGATCCTCTGGAACTGCACCGACGACAATGGCACGATCCTCTGGAGCACCGCCTGCCAAGCTGCTAAGGAGCACGGTCTGTGGGATGACTTCCGCACCGACTATGGCACCACCGCCAAATTCGGCAGGGTCGATACGGGCGAATTTCTGGTGTGGTTGGGGTATTGACTCCCGCCCCCAGACCCTGTAGAATTCCAGAGCAAACGCACCCCACCCGATCATGGCAATCTACTCCGCCTGCAGCAACATCGAAACCCGCGAAACCATGTGGGTTTCTCGCAAGACCGATGATGCCCCCCAGCATACGTTCGCTGGACAGATCAACCCAGTGGAGGGTTGGTGGTTGGCAGGATGCTACGCCGATCGCTATGCCCACGAAGTGAGCACACCCGACCTGGATTGATTCTTATGGGGGGACAGTTCCAGGACCGTCCCCCTTATTCGTTCTTTCAGCAGGACAGTTATACGATATAACGTTATCGTTATGGCGGTCGCCGTGCGCCCCCCCCCTTATTAAAAAATGGGTCCTATGTAACCTACAAAGGTCCCCAAGCGACCGAAAATTATTCAACAAGAACTCAACCAAATTCAAAGATTGATTCCGTGTCATACAAAAAAATTTCTCCCAGAAAAAAATACCGAAATACCCCCTACTGGAATTTTTGGAAGGTTGTGCTTGCTGGATGGTTAATAAGGTATCCGAAGGTAGTGTTATTACCACTCGGATTTATTTTAGTACTTATATATAAAGCGGTTGTCAATTAACTAAATGATGGAGAAAATTTACCACATATACGCCAAGGAACGCTGCCTTTTCCATTCTCTCAAGGAGGAAGAGTTTGAAATTACTTGGAATACTCTTAAGAATATGGTAGGTTTAATGAAGACCGACTATACTGTAGATGACCTTACATTCATCGAACTCACAGTAAATAAGAGCACCACCTTGGAATCTTCTCATTGACAATTGACGAAATAACAGATAAAATTTGAAAGAAGTAATGTTATCTCTATGGCAAAAGGATTTACTGTAAAAGCAAACCCACCGAAACCCACTGAAACTGATAGTTGGGACTACGGTGCAATCAAAGAAAGAATGAAAGGAAAATCGATTGTTTTCTGCCTTCCTGGCAGAGGATGTTCGTTTATCTTTCTGAAAGCATTTGTGCAACTGTGCTTTGATCTTGTACAAAATGGAATGAGTATTCAAATTTCTCAGGATTATTCATCCATGGTTAATTTCGCCCGTTGCAAAGTATTGGGTGCAAATGTTCTCCGAGGTCCGAAGCAAGTACCTTGGGATGGAAAACTGGAATACGATTACCAACTGTGGATTGATAGTGACATCGTATTCAACACCGAAAAGTTCTGGCAACTTTGTGATCTTGCCCTTTCAGAAGAAGGTGAAGAGAAGGAAGTTGTTGCTGGATGGTATGCAACAGAAGATGGTCACACAACCTCTGTTGCACACTGGCTTGAGGAAGATGATTTTCGTAAGAACGGTGGTGTAATGAACCATGAGACTGTCGATTCAATCTCTAAGCGTCGCAAACCATTTACTGTTGATTACACTGGTTTTGGTTGGGTTCTGATTAAAAAAGGCGTATTTGAGAATCTTGAATATCCTTGGTTTGCACCTAAGATGCAAGTCTTTGAATCTGGTGCAGTTCAAGATATGTGTGGAGAAGACGTTTCATTCTGTCTCGATGCAATTGCGGCAGGATTTGAAATCTGGTGTGATCCACGTATTCGAGTAGGACACGAGAAGACCCGCGTTATCTGATGACTTTTAATATCTTATACAAAGGACGTAAGATATATCAGAACCTCACACACGAAGAATGTGCTGAGGTTCTTGACAACCTCGCTCAAGACTATTATGAGAACGAGGAGTATGATGTAAATGAAATTGAATTGGAGGAAATCTAATGGCAAAACGACCGTCACTTTCGGATAAAGTTGCAATTGAACCTAAACTGAAGAAAACTCTTCAAGGTCAAGGTGGTAGAACCAAATATGCCGCCACATCCCGTAATAAGGCAAAGAAAAAGTACAGAGGACAAGGTAAGTGATTCAATTAAATCCACAAATCCCAGTTATTACCACAAAAGGTAAAGGTTGGGCTTTTTTTATGATTGATCGATCACAAGAACATGATTTAGAGTGGGTAGTCTTTCTAGATAGTAATGGAGAATGTTGGACGTTTAAAAATTCTGACATTCGAATTCAAATGAATTATACCTTACACAGAAACTATCCAGATGTATCATTTAGAAGTCTTTGATGAATGGAATGCAATTCATCCAGATGATTCTTGGGTTTATAGTAAGTTATTCTTAAATCGTCGTTTGGGGCATCTCTGCGGTCCAGCAGGGTGCCCCGTTCCTGTATCTGGAGATTATATCGTTCGACCAACTATTAATTTACTTGGAATGGGTAGGTTTTCTCGTATAGAATATTTGGAGAAGAATACAGAACATCTACATCCTGCCGAGTTCTGGTGTGAGATCTTTGAAGGAACTCACTATAGTGTTGATTTTCAGAATAAAAAATCAAAATTAGTTGTTGTTGGTGACAAATATAAAGAAGATCCATTGTATAAATGGAAAAGTTGGACTAAAATTGACATAGAATTTGATTTTCCAGAGGTTCTAAATGATGTAAAGGGTGATTATGAGTGGATAAACTGTGAATTTATAGGAAATAGACTGATTGAAGTGCATTTTCGCAGAAATCCTAACTTTAGATATGGAAATACCGTTGCGATTCCCGTCTGGGAAGGTGAAAAAGTAGAAGAAAAAGATAATTTAACCTTTATAGAGGCAAAAGAATACCATAGAATTGGATTTTATATCGACTAACGGGATAGGAACCCCGTAAAAAGTTCTGATTTAACTCTAAAAATCGGAAAACCGTTATGGGAAAACAATCAGATCGAAATAGGGACTATATGATGAGTATGTGGGGTACAAATGGTCTTGTAACAGACTACGGATCATTAGATAATCATCCAAAACAGATGATTTCTGAAATTATGAACGATGATTATGCCGTTAAAAAGCATAACTTGAAGATTCAAAACGAATTACATCAAAAAATCAGAAATGATGAAGATTATGATGACTGGGAATATGGAACTGAACCTACTTATGGATCTAAAAGTTAAAATAAACCTAATAAATAAGTTATAATTGACCTCTATGATACAATAAATGCCTCTAGAACGTGCTAGCAAACCATTTAAAGATGTCAGTTTAACATTACAGAGTAATCCTTTGACTCGTGATATTCTGACAATTACTAATGAGAGGGCGATAGCACGTTCTGTTCGCAATTTAGTTCTTACTCAAAAAGGAGAGAGGTTCTTTAACAGTCAATTGGGATCGGAAGTATCTAGACTTCTCTTCGAAAATCTTGACCTAAGCACTTCTATTTTTATGAGAAACGAAATTGAATATGTAATTACCAATTATGAGCCTAGAGTGTCCCTCATATCATTAGATGTTGAACCAAATTACGATGAAAATCAATTCGATATAGTAATAAAATATAAAATTATAGGAATTGATGTGCCAACTCAACAGTTATCATTTGCACTCACTCCAACACGATAATGGCATTAGTTAATTTTACAAATTTAGATTTCGAAGACATCAAGACTTCGATAAAGGATTATATAAAAACAAATTCAAATTTTACAGATTACGACTTTGAAGGATCTAGTTTATCTGTATTGATTGATGTATTGGCGTACAATACGTACATAAATTCATATAATGCTAATATGATTAGCAATGAATTATTTCTTGATGGCGCTACACTTAGAGAAAATGTTGTTTCTCTTGCAAGAAATATTGGTTATGTTCCTAGATCAAAGACTGCGGCAAGGACTAAGGTTTCATTTTTTGTGGATCTTTCTGGTTCAAATGTAAAACCATTGACTTTAACCCTTAAAAAGGGAATATGCTTTACTACTTTAACTACTTTTGGTAGAGAAAGTAATTCATTTTCCATTCCTGAAGATGTTACTGTTTCAGTTAAAGATGAAGTAGCATCTTTTGAAAATGTTACCATCTACGAAGGAACATTAATTACTCAGAATTTTACAGTAGATAGCACAAGTTATCAAAGATTTATATTAGACAACTCTGGAATAGACACTTCGACAATATCCGTAACTGTAAAGGATACTGCTTTATCAAGTGATACTAAGGTTTTTAAGAGTATCGACAATATTGCAAATATAGACTCGACATCAAAAATATTCTTAATTCAAGAAATTGAAGATGAAAGATATGAACTACTTTTTGGTGATGGATTATTTGGAAAAAAACTCGTTCCAGAAAACTATGTTACGGTTTCTTATGTTGTAACCAATGGTGAAGCAGCGAATGGAATAGCAGACTTTACTTATGCTGGAAGACTGGTTGCAAATGATGGCAGTATCGTTAATTCGGAAGTTTCTTTTGTTACTTCTGAAGCATCTACAAGTGGTGGTAAAGAGATTGAATCAGTAAGTTACATCAAAAAGTATGCACCTAAAATATATTCTACGCAAAATAGAGCAGTTACATCAAATGATTATGAGTCATTAATACCACAGATTTATCCAGAAACTGAATCAATTTCAGTATTTGGTGGAGAAACTCTAGATCCACCACAATACGGAAAAGTTTTTATCGCAATTAAACCTACGAATGGATTTTTCCTTTCTTCTGCAACTAAAGATTTTATTAGATCAGAATTGAGAAAATATGCTGTTGCTGGAATAGTTCCAGAATTTATGGATCTTAAATATCTTTATGTTGAATATGATACTACAGTTTATTATAATAAGAACCTCGCTTCAAATGAAAATAATGTGACAAATTCGATTTATAATAATATTTTGGAATATACTAAATCTAGTGAGGTTAATAGATATGGAGCAAGATTTAAATATAGTAAATTCTTGAAGTTAATAGACGATAGCAATTCTGCTGTCACCTCAAATATCACTAAGATTTCAATGAGAAGAAATCTTAAAGTAAATATAAATGCAGTAGGAAATTATGAAATTTGTTTTGGAAATGAATTTCATGTTAAAAATATTCAAGGTCAGAACATAAAGTCATCTGGATTTAAGATAGATGGACTTGATAATTTTGTTTATTTGTTTGATCTCCCCAATCCAAATAATACAACATCAGGGAAGTTATTTTTATTTAATGGTGAAACTTCAGATTATTTTAGTGAAGTTGGTAAAATAAATTATGAAACGGGTGAAATATACTTAGAATCTATCTCTATAACTTCTACTGAAATTTTACAAGATGGAGAACCTGTTGTTATGATTTCTGCCATTCCAAAATCTAATGATGTTATTGGATTACAGGATTTGTATTTGCAGATAGATATTAATAGAAGTAAATTGACCATAGTTCCTGATGATATTTCTTCTGGAGCAGATTCTTCTGGAAGCACATACCTAGTAACTTCAAGTTATCCAAACGGACCACAAATATTAAAATAATATGGTAAATTCAAGAGTTAATATCAGCGAAATTGTTGAAAATCAACTTCCAGCATTCGTTACGGAGGAATTTCCTCTCGTATCTGAGTTTTTATCGCAATATTATAAGTCTTTAGAGATACCAGGTGGTCCATCAGATATACTGAATAATATTGATTTATATGCAAAAATCGATAATATTAAGAGTGTATCCGACTCTACAAATTTAATTGGGGATATTGATCCCTTTGAAAATTCTATTTCTGTTACATCTACTATAGGATTTCCAGATAAGTATGGAATTATAAAAATTGATAATGAAATTATTACATATAAATCAAAAACTGATAATAGTTTTGAGGAGTGTATAAGAGGATTTAGTGGAATAAGTGATCTAAATGGTAAAAATGATAAACTAATTTTTTCCACTACCAATTCAGATTCTCATACAGATAATAGTTTAATTTTAAATTTAAGTAGTCTATTTTTAAAAGAATTTTTATATAAGTTAAAGAAACAAATTGCCCCAGGATTTGAGGGGGTAAAATTTAATGAAAATTTAAACGAAAAACTTTTTATTAAACAAGTAAAAGATTTTTATTCTTCCAAAGGATCAGATAAGTCCTTTAAAATACTTTTTAATGCTTTGTATGGAGAAAAAGTACAAGTATTAAGACCCTCTGATAATTTGATATCACCATCAGCATCAAAATATCAAAGATCTCAACAATTAGTTGTAGAATGTGATAACAGAAACATTCTACAACTTGTTGGAAAAACTGTATATCAAAATAAAATAAATTCAACCAATAAATCTTTTGCTACCATATTAGGTATTGAGGAGATAAAAAGGGGAGATTCAATCTATTATAAAATTAGTTTAGATAACGATTATAATAGAGATATCAGCGTTTCTAGTGGAACAATATCTGGATCATTTACAATAAGTCCAAAAACAAAAATAACTTCAAATATAAAAAACAATTCTACTTTTATAACTGTTGATTCCACCATTGGGTTCCCAAATGAAGGAGAGTTATTAATTAAACTTTCTGATGGCACCACTAAATTGATAAACTATTATGATAAAAATATTAATCAATTTTTAGAGTGTTCTGGAGTATTATTCGATATTCCATCAGGAAGTGATGTCGAAGATACGAATTATTGTTATGGATATGATTTAGATAATAATAAAATTGAGTTTAAAATTACTGCGGTAATTTCCGACTTTACCATTTTAAATCCAATAGGGGGATATTCAAAAAATGATCCTATTATAATTGATAATATTGGATTATCTGGTAATAGACCAATCCATACATCATGGTTATATAATAATTCCATTTATTATGAAGTTAAGAATATAACTTTAGTAGATTCTTCTAATTTTTCATATTCTATTGGTCTTTATGATGATTCTTATATTTACGTTGGTGATACACTAGTTTTATATGATACGAAAGGAAATAAAAAAAATCTTAAAGTCACATCATTAAACAATAAAAAATCATTAGTTGTTGAATCTCAACAAGGGACAATAGATTTATTTGAAAAATATTATGTGGAAAGGCAAATATCTTATGTTAATACTGGAGAATCCTCCATAGATCAAATAACTTCAAATGTTAGTAACTTGTATTATGATTTTTATGGGGGTGATAATTATGTTGCATCTAATTCTTTACCTTCATATTCCAACTTAACTCTTGATATAAAAAAATATACTGTATCTTTTAGTGGAAATTTTAATGGAGAAGAACTTGAGATTGGAACTCATTCGTTTTTAACTGGAGACACTGTATATTATATCCCACAAAATTCTAATAACACCTTAAATATAGAATTTGGTTTATACTATATTAAGAGAATAAGTTCATCAAAAATAAAATTATCTAGAAGTAAATCTGCAATTTATGGAAATAAATTCATAAATTTAGTTGGAAATATTACAAACAATACAATTGTATCAGAAAAATTTTATGATAACAATTTTGCTCCATATAAATTATTGAAAAAAATTCCAGAATTACAGAAAAGAGATTCTTTAGATTTTTACGAAACTAATCCGAATCAAAATACTGGAATTTTGATCAATGGCGTAGAAATTTTAAATTATAAATCATCAGACCTAGTTTATTACGGTGAAATTGAAAGTATAGATGTTCTAGATGGAGGTTATGATTACAATGTTGTTAATCCGCCAACATTGGTAATCACTGATAAATATGATTCACAAAGAACAACCAACGATTTTGCAAAAGGGTATGTTGGAGTTGCTGGATCTTTAACTGGAATAAAATTAATAGATCCAGGATTTGATTATATTGATACTCCTGTTGTTGATATAGTTGGAGGTGGAGGAAGAGGCGCAGTAGTTCGAGCTGAGTTATCTTTATTCACACATGAAGAGTTATTTAAATCGGAAGATAATAATAATGTAAATCTAACTACAAATGTAATAACGTTTTCTGAAGATCATAAATTTAGAGATTTTGAGAAAGTTATTTACAGAGCATTTAATCAAACTCCAATTGGTGGATTAATTGACAATTCAATATATTATATAAAGACTTTAAGTTCAAAATCTATAACTATTCATAATACAGAATTAGATTCTGTATCTGGAATAAACACGGTAAATATTACTTCGTATGGAACAGGAAGACATTCCATAGAGTCTCATTTTACCAAAAAGAAAATCCAGAGGTTTATTATTGAAAATAATGGAGAAGGTTATAAAAATAGATTAATTGAAACTACCTCTTCTGGAATAAGTACAATAACAAATACTATAACAATAAAAAATCATGGATATGAGACTGGAGAAATTATAGTATATAATGCATCACATACTCCAGTAAGTGGATTGACTTCAGCATCATCATATTATGTGACAAAAGTAGATATCGACAAATTTAAATTATCTTTGGTTGGAGTTGGAACAACTGCAAAAAATTATTATATTAATAGAGGTGAATATATAAATTTAAACACCGTTGGGTCTGGAATTCATTATTTTAATTATCCACCAATTGAAGCAAAAATAACTGGAAAAATTGGAATTTCAACATTAAATGGTCAAGATTTTAATGCGGTAATATCGCCAATTGTAACAGGATCCATTAATTCTGTTTTCATTTCTAATGGTGGCGATTATTATGGATCAGAAGAAATATTAAATTATAATAGACAACCATTATATAGATTAGAGAACGGAAAAGGTGCTCAATTATCTCCAATAATTTCTAATGGTACAATAATTGGAGTAAATATACAGAATAGCGGATCCAATTATGATGATTGTCCATTAATTATAGTCTATTCTCTTTCTGGATCTGGAGCAATATTAACTCCAATAGTACAAAATGGATCTATTGTAGATGTTAAAGTTATAAATGGTGGTTCTGGATATATTAAAGGTCAAACAACATTGCAGATTTCATCTTTAGGTGGAAAATGCCAGTTAAAATTTAATTCAAAAAAATGGACTGTTAATAATGTTGAAAAATTAATAAAGAAAGATGCAATAACTCAAGATGATGGTGTTTTAGAAAAAAATAATTCTTTGGGTAGAACTCTTCAGTATTATCATTTATATGCACCAAGAAATTTGCGAAGAACAATACTAGGATCAAAAGTATCAGATGGAGAAACAATTTTTCTTCCCGATTTAAATCTTGTCAATTCAAAAGAAGTTGAAACTACGTATCATTCTCCAATAATTGGATGGGCATATGATGGAAATCCAATTTATGGTCCATATGGATATGAGACTTCAACTGGAGGAAGTGTAAAATTAATGAGGTCTGGATATACATCATCCTTAAAATCAAAAAGACCTAGTGTTAATTTATATCCAGAAGGATTTTTTGTTGAAGACTATGATTTTGTTGATGGTGGAGATCTGGATCAACATAATGGAAGATATACTATAACTCCAGAATATCCCAATGGAATATATGCATATTTCGCTACTATAAACGAAGGACAAGTTGAAACTTCTGGTCCATTTACTAATTACAAAAAACCCGCCTTTCCATATATTATTGGAAATACTTACAGACATACTCCATCAGAAGACAATTTTGGAAATACTTTATCTTTCGAAAATCTTGATACAAGTAATATAGTCAGATATACTAATCACTATAATTTAGAATCTTCAACTTCTGGATATAATTACATATTAAATCCAAATAAAATTAAATCAGTTACTAATTTTTTAAGAGATGTTTCTATAGGTAATGTAACCGATATAGCAATTCCATTTCCTGGAAATGGATATAAAGTCGGAGATATAGTTAATTTTAATGATGAGGACATTTATGGTAAGGTTAGATCTATTACTGGAAGAGAAGTTTCTAATATATCGTATAAAAGTCAAAAAATCAATAACGTAGAAATAGTACCAAATCAAGATCCATATGGAAATTTTATCGGATTCTGTACTTCCCCACATAATTTAACTGATAAGCAACCAATATTTTTCAGTGGAATTGGAACAAATACTTTCGATTTTAAATTAAATCAACAATTTGAAATAAAGATTAAAAATAATGTACTATTCTTAAGTAAAGGTGTTCAAGACACCTCCATTACTGGAATAGTTACTTATTTTGATGTGTATGGTCCTTTATCATATCCAAATATAACAACAAATGACATATACAGTATTAGAGATGAAAAACTTAAAATTCTAGAAGTAGATAACATTTCATCTAGAATTAAAGTTGAAAGAGCATATAATGGAACTGCTGGATTGGCATATACTATTGGAGAATCTTTAACTGAAAATACTAGAAAGTTCTATGTTAATTTACCTCAAAATATTTCTACTAATAATTTAAAAACTAATAAAGAATATTATTTTAACCCATCGGAATCTGTTGGTATTGGTACAATTGGAATAGGATCTACATTAACAATATCCAATCCTGGACTTGGAGCATCTCAAGTATTTGTTCCAATTAGATCAATTTACATTCCGAATCATCAAATAGAAAATGGAACTAGGATCATATACAGTTCAAATGGTGGTTCTGGAATTGATGTATCTTTGGATGGAATTAACAATTATAATCTTACTGATGGTTCGGAACTTTATTCTGTAACTCTATCAAATGACTTTATAGGCATATCAACTTCAGTTGTTGGATTGGGATCTACAGGAAATTATGTTGGAATAACAACAACTAATAATTTAATGTATCTTGTATCAAATGGGTCTGGAACAAATCATAGTTTTAAAACCAACTATAGCAATATAAAACCATTCCAAGTTAAAGATGGAAGTGTTGTAGTTTCTGTGGCATCTACTCATAATATGAAGGTAAATGATACCTTGGATTTATTTGTAAAAAATATTGGAATATCTACAACCATAAAAGTTAAGTACAATGATTACAATAGAAGAATTTTAATTGGAAATTATGAATTTAGTGACTTGGATGTAAATCCAAGTAGTGATACTATAAAAATAGTAAGACATAGATTTACAACCGGACAAAAAGTAGTATATACTTCAAGTTCCCCATCAACAAATCTTATTAACAACAAAATATATTATATTAATGTTGTAGATGAAGATACTATAAGGTTGTGTGATTCTTACTATGGAGCATTAAGTTTGGATCCAAATTATGTAAATATTGGTTCTGCTTCTACTGGAGAAATTGGATTAATTAATCCATTATTGAGATTGCAAACTGGAAGAAAAACCATATTTGATTTATCTGATCCTTCACTATCATATAATGTCGGTTCTAGATTATACTCTGCATTTAAAATTAATTTTTATATCGATAATCAATTCAAAGATGAATATGAATTCACAACTAATCCAGACATAATTCAATATGGTAATGTCGGAATTGATACTAATTCAAGAATTGAGTTGCAATTTAAAGAACCTACAGTACTATACTATAAAGTAAATACAATAAATCTGGATAAAATATCTCAAACTAAAAAAGATATTATAGTTGATAACGAAAATATCCAAAATAATAATACGTTATTAATAGATTATAGTGATTACACTGGAGAATATAACATTAATAAAGTTGGTATTGGATCTACAAATTTTGAATGCTATCTCCCATTAACTCCAGAGGAATTAAGTTATACTAATAATGAAAATACTAACATTCTTTATGCTACTTCTTCTGCCACAGAAACTGGGGGACTGTATAAAGTTCAACCATATTCAACAAAGAACTTCAAATATTTGCCCGCAATATCTTCTATAAATTCAATCAAAGGAAAAGATTCTCTAATTTATCCTGTTGGTTTAAATATTGGATTACCAAGAAAAATTGAAGTTAAAGATATTGGATTTGCATTCCCATCCGATATAACATTAAAACCACAATTTAAATTACCACAAATAATATCAATATTCCCTTTGGGGAAATTGGAATATATTAAAAAGTTAAGTCCTGGAATAAATTATACCACAGATCCAAAATTAGTATTAGTAGATCCAATAAAAAATGTCGTGATAGATGATGTGGAATTGCAATATTCTTCATCAGAAAATTATGTTTCTATTGTAAAAAATACTAATTCAATAACTGGATCTTCAATTAAAGTTGTTCCAGTAAGTAATACTAATGGAATTCCAATTATATCGATAAATTATAATTCTACGACTAAAGATGTTATTGTTGGATTGGGTGTAAGTTATAGTTCTTTAGATGATTTCCCATTTAAAATAAATGATACATTTATAATTGAAAACGTAAGTGTTGGAGTTGGAACAATTGGAAAAGGTTATAATTCTTCAAATTATAATTACAAATCATTTGTAGTAAAGAGTAGAGATCCAAATATTGGTGGATCGAATTCGTCTATAACTTTTAACATTAAAGATTTTATTTCTGGAAATGAAACTCCTGGAACATTTTATCCTTTACTCTCAAATGGATTAGTGATACCAGAGAAATACTTCCCAATATTTGAAATTAAAATAGAAAAAGGTAGTTATAAAATAGGTGAGTATATAACAAACGGAACTATTAGATCCAAAGTTATTGATGTAGATAAAGAAAATGATAAGATTAAAGTAATATCTAAAGATAATTTCAAAGAAAATGATCAAATTTATGGTGAAACAACAAATACAAAATCTAAAATTGTATTTGTTGAAAATTCTTTTGGATTTTATAGTTTAGATTCATCTGGACTTGTTATTAATGGATGGCAGGATAAAGTAGGATTCCTAAATGAAAATACCCAAAGAATTCAAGATAGTGACTATTATCAATACTTCTCATATTCATTGAAATCAAAAGTCGAATATGATGATTGGAATTCCTATGTAAGTTCTTTGAATCACACATCTGGATTTAAAAAGTTTTCGGATTTGCAAATGGAATCTAGTTCAGATTCTTTAAATTCCGATTTAGTTGTATCTGTAATATCTGAAGAAATTTCAGGAGTTTCTGTCGATACTTTCTCTGATATAATTGAAGTCGTAGATTTAAATTCTATAGTAGATTTTGATTTAGCATCAGAAAAAACTATAAAAATTGGATCTACTAATATATCGAATGAAATAATATTTAATTCTAGAGATCTTCAAGATTATTTTGAGTCTATTGGTAATAGGGTATTGCTTTTTGACGATGTAAGTCCTAAATTCAATAATACTCCCAGATCCACTCCATTTAGTGTTGTAGATAGTTTCAGACTAGAAAATGACAGATTTAAAAAGTATATTACTTATGTAAGAGATCAAAGATTTATTGGAGAAAGACAATTCTCTATCATTAGTATGACGTATGATAGTTTTGATTCTTATTTGAATCAATATGGAAGAATTGATACAGCAAGAAATCTTGGTTCTTTCGATTTTGTTATTAGTGGAGATGAAGGAAAACTTCTTTTCTATCCAGTTAATTTTGAAGTTAATGATTATGATATTTCATATATTTCATATAATATGAATAATTATCTGAATGGAAGCGATTCAACTTCTCTTGGTGTAGTTGGTATTGCAGCTACAACAAAATATGTTGCGTCTGGATCAACTGGTCCATCCAATATTTTATCTATCCCAAAAACAAATAGATCTGCAAAGATTTTAGTTGGTGTTGAAGCGTTAAATCTCGAAGATTTAGAATTTATAGAATTCTCTTTGGTTCATGATGGAACTGATATTCACGTTTTAGATTATGGTTTAATGTCAAATGCTTCTTCAGAAACTTCTTCTGGATTAGGAACTTATCATTTTTATTACTCTGGACCAAATATTAATCTAGATTTTACTCCAAATGTCGCTTTAGCTCATACATCAAATTTCTACAGTATTACTGTTGCTATAGGTGATACGACATCTTCGGGAGTTTCTACAATAACTTTAAATAATACTAAATTCTCATCTCACTACACTGGAATTGGATCGACATCTACTCCAGTACAAAATACAATTGCATCTTATGGCAATCCGTATTCTGGAGCA